AATAGATTCTACTGATTCATAAAGTTCATCAAAGTAACAAATTTGTCCATCATAAGGTCTATCTACATCAATCTTTGCTGAGCCTGCAGAAGCACCTGCACCTATGTAAGTGTGTGCTAATGTAGAGATGCCTAGATTAACAGTGAAACTAGTTGTTGAAGGAACGGATGCTACTCGGAAAACAAAAGGTTGTTTTTCTGGATAATTTTTTGCTCCATATGCACAAGAGAATCCAATATTAGCAAGACTTACACCCATACCAACCGAGAAAGGATGTGCGGCACTTGTTGTTACGGTTGCTTCACCTGATGTATGAGTATATGCAACCCCACTTATAGTTGAAGTTGTAATTCCTACATTAACTATTACATTATCCTGTGCTATTGCAGCAGAAGAAGTAACAACCCCTGTATATTGAAGTGGACTCTTACCATCAGAAACTAATCCATAAGTTCCAAAACTACAGTTACTATTAGCTACATCTGCTTGTCCTCCTGTATGACAAGTAATGGCATCTTGACAACAAATAGTAAACACAGAAACTAATTGAGCATAACCTTGATTAGTTACTGCCACTCCTACTCCACCTTGATTATATTGAGTAAAAGCATCTACGTTCATTGTCTTAAGTAATCGTGCCTGATTACCATCAATTCTTATACCTGTACCTGTGGTTGTATTACTTGTACAGTTCTGAATATATGGTCCTTTCCACTTACCACCTCCTACATTTTCTGCTATTTCACCAGTCGGGAATCCTACTGCAGCTGCAGATCCTGTATGACCAGTAAAGGTCATGTTTGCTAACTTAACTCCTTTTCTTACTGAGAAGATATCTTTATGTGCAGAACTTCCACTTACATTCACTGATCTTTGATCATCACCCACGATGGATATATTTGCACCAACTTCGATAGGGTTTGTTTCCTGATAGTTTCCAGAAAGAACTTTAATAGTAGAACCAGAAGTTGCTACTCCTACTGCACCTGCAATTGTTAACTTAGCATTATCAATTGATGTTCCATTATTGGAATCATTACCATCTTTTGCAACATAGAAAACATTAGGTGCAGAGTTAATACCAGAAGCACCTGCTTCGATAGTTACATTATCACCAATCGTAACACTTGAATTAGTAATAGTTACATCTTCATCACCAACTATGATTCTATTATTATCACCATCAATCTCAATAGAAGATGAACCAACTGTAAGAACTCCTACAATTCGAGCATCTCCTCTAATATCCAAATCACTCATACCAGTGATAATACCAGTGGATTGAATATCAGTTACGGTGTGGTGTTCAAATGTGTGTGCAGTTAAAATACCACTAAAATAACCATTAGTAGCACTGAGGAATCCAGTGGCTTTTACATCTCCTTTAACAACCAATTCAAATGCATCTAGTGCAGTGGTTCCAATACCTACGTTGGATGTGGTATGAATACCAGCAGAACCCGACTCCCATAAACCTGCACCTCCTGCAGCTCCAACATCCCACATGTTGGTACTAGAATTCCATTTTAAAACATAATTATTTTCCAATCCAGTAATATTAACATCCGCAAGATCTTTGATAAATCCTGCACCACCGCCACCAATGGTATATAACTGTTGTTCAACTCTATTAACAAATAATCTATAGTTTGCTGATAAATCTTGAAGAGTAGCAAACTGCTGATCGGTAGGTGTAAGAGGATCTTGTCCTTGTTTTTCTTTAGGATCTGGTCCTATTGGTCGATCATTATATACTTCTGTAAGAGTTTGTTGTTGTCCTTTTATCTCTTCAACAATTTGATAAAGTTCAGCAATATTAAGATTATAATCTTCTGATTTATCTCTTAATTTAAATATTGTTTTCTTTAAATCTACAATATCATCATCATATTTGGGAGCCTCAGGTAAATTTGCAATCTCCTCTTTTAATTCATTAAAGTATTCCCTCAGAGAATCTGTAATTATATTTTGAGATTCTATATTTTTGTCATTAAACTCTTCTACCTTTTCATTTATATTTTGTTTTAAAAGATTATATTCTCCTAAAATTTGTTTTTTTAATTTTCTATCATCATCTTTAAATTCTTTATAATGTCCATTAATTTTTAAAGCTGCTTCTTTTAATTCCTTAAAAATTTTATCTGTCGTGGTAGATAAATCTTCCTTTATTTCTTCAGTAGAACTTTTTAAATTTTCTTTTAGTCCACTAATTTCAACACCAGTCTCAAACTCTTTGGTACTGATAGTTTCTGTAATTTGTTCAACTTCACATTTTATTCTATCTTTAACAGTGTGTAAGGAATCATTAACCTTAGTAATATCCTCATCTAATACACTGAAAGTTCTTCCAACCCACGAAAGATCAGGAAGTGTGTCTTCATTAACCCAATCAGGAAGATTAGGTAGTTGAGATTTAACATTATCAATCTGCTCACAAATCGCTTCTATTTCCTGATCATAATTCTTTATTTCAGGAAGAGTAATAACTTTTTCTCTTAGAATATCAACTCTAGATTCTAAAAGATTTACTTGTTCATCGTAATTTTTTACCTCTGGTAATTGTGATAACCGTTCCTTTACGAAATCAATTTGTTCACATATAACTTCTACTTCTCTATCATAATTTTTTACTTCAGGAAGATCTGGAATACTCTTTCTAACTTCCTCAATAAACGAAGATAATTTTAGCAGTTCTTCATCATATGATTTAATCTGAGGGATGTCGGGGATACTTTCCCTAACATCATTTATCATCCGAAATACTTCTTCCCATTCGGGGGCTTTGATAATATTAGTAACTTCTATCTTAGGTTGTCCTTCCGCATCTTCAAGAACTTGAACCTCCTCCTCCTCTTCTTTTATTTCTTCTACTTCTTCCTTTATTATATAATCATCAACTGAAGGTAAATCTCCTTCGTTAAGAACCTCATCAATTGACGGTAAATTTTCAAGATTGTCTTCCGACATTTTAAACCTTATTAGTAAATTTATACTTTGGGATTTCTCTCCCCTTCTTTTTATTTATTGTCTTCAGGAAGTCCAGTTTTTAACAGTTTAGCTAGTTCTGCTGTGGATCCCACAAACAATGCATTATTAACAGTATTAGGGCCTTTAGATTGTTGTTCTTCATTTACATCTTTCAGTTTTTTCTGAAGATCCATCAACTTATCAGTGGCATCAGAAACACTCTTAATCAATTGACCTGCTACTTCATACGCTCTTGGCATGTCGCTCTCTTGAGCAAGTTCAAGAATTCCGTCAATTGCTTCTTGTCCTTTTTCAATGATAGAATATAAATTGCCTCTTGTATACTCATAATCTCTGGTAATATCGTCTTTCGTTATTCTATCAGGTTTTTGTTCAGGTGTAATCCCTACAGTCTCAGTTTCCACTACTTCAGTCTCAGAAATGTTGAAAGCATCATCTAATTTTTTCATTGTTTTTAATCAAAAGAACCGTCAAAACCGAAATCGTCACCAATTTCAATAAGACTATTAGTTGTAGCAGTAATAAGATTTACTCCTGCACCAGCAACGTGAGCAGTTGGTGTTGTGCCATCTGCTCCTCTCTTAACAAAGAGTTTGTTAGTATCCGTAGCATCTTTCTTATCCACATACATGGACTCATTATTTACAATGACATATGTATTTTCAGCAATAGCAGAGGAATCATTAACCTGAATCATAGTTGAATCCAGACCAATATCAACACTAAGATTAGTAGTTACATTACTATCATAAGCCTTAGTAGCACGAGGTTCAACAGAGTAGGTAACATCTCTGCTTGGAGTCTTGGTATATCCACCAGCAATATATCCAATAGTTGCCTTCTTGATAAGATCCTTGTCTCCACTTGCTTTGGATCCAACAGGACCAAATAGGTATGTTTTTGCTGTAAATCTAAATGTATAAATTAATGATCGACGAGTTGTAAAATCTCCCTCATAATCATCTTCCATTGTAATATTTTCAATGATAACAGGTATATCTCTTTTCTCTCCAATGGTACTTACTAGATCAACACTCAAATTATATGCAGGTTGAAAATAAGGTAATATCTGTTCCACAATCTGAAGCATATCATCATTCAACTTTGTAAATACTGCTAACTCAAAAGACATATTATAAGGAACAGGCATATATGTTTTTCTAATTGCCGTTGCTATTC